GATTAACGTCCCGTTAGGTCTTACCAGGGCATAGCGAGAATGACATTCAAAATGATCACTCCCAAAACACAAGGAATTAATGTAAGGACTATTAACATTTTCTTCACGAACAAATTGGTCGGAATAATGCTTCCAGACATCAGGTGTTTCAAAATAGTTTGGTATAGGTTCAATTTGTGAAAGGTTTCGAAAATAAGCCTCGTACTTCAATTGTAAATCAACAGAAATTCCAAATTTCTTTTCCATAAGCAAGCGGGTGTTTAAATCCACTTGCGGAGGAAGAAACTTGAACTTAGGTTGGTTTTCATGAAAGTCCAAGACCAATTTCATCTTATACAACTCGTAAGCGTCCATTCGAGTGTTCCGTTGCATAAGGCGGTTTAAATTAAAACCAGAAGTTAAGCGACAATATGCATAAGTCATCTCAGAAACTATAGGACAATTCTGATATTGAGCCATGTATGATAAAGACTTCATCCTCAATAACATCTTTAAAACATTATCTTTGCTCTTGACATAGCTAGAACTAGACCAGCCAAATTTTGCAATTACTTTACAAGGATCACAAATAATAGCTTTTCCCAAAGGGTCAAAAGTTAAGCCACAAAAAGAAGCTTCTCCAATAGAGGAATATTTACAAAATTTTAGATTAAACCCCAACCGAGCATAAAGAGTGGTATCAATAGCAACATCATTAGGTATTCCAAAGAGACCATCATCACCTTCGAATACCATAGGAGTATCATGATAATCAATACCAGCTTTTTCTAACACAAAACAAAGGACAACCAGGTTAGTAAAACCATTACAGAGAGAGGTCGTCATCTCACCAGACATACGACAAGCATCAATAGAACCTCGAAAACCTTTATTCACAAAATATTTCGTTTTCGAGAGATGTTCAAATGATGAGGTCATGAAGGGAGCACTATATTTCAACATATGTTTAATCATAATATTCTCAATAGATCTAACTTGTTTTGTAAAGGACGCTTCAAAGCTACTATAGTCAGTTTCATAATAACAAAAATCATTTCTGACTAGTTGGGATAAATAATCAATTCGTTTATCAAAGGGAACATGTTTGATAAACCAGGGCAATTTAAAAACCTCCTTCTCTATTTGAGCAGCATAGGGTCCAAAATGACATTTGGCTCTATTTGAGGGAGCAAAGATGTTTCTGGCATGTTTGAAAGAGTCATACTCTTCCTCTTTCATAAATAATTTTAACTCAAAATCTTTCTTTGTTGGAACAGGTTTATCTCTGAATGCTTTCATAAGAACTTTCTTTTGCTTCTCAGGATAAGGAGCATTTTTCAGCCAAGTATCAACTGAAAAATCAGTATCTTTAGGTAGCGGTTTCAGATTTTCTTCAACAAACTTTCTGGTAAATGCTTTCAATTCTAAGAATAAGTTACCTTGAACCAAGGGGGTCTTACAACCAACCCTCTTTTGAACACCAAGAGCTAACATTTTTGGATTCTGAAAATGGTCAGGTTTGGGTAACGAAACACCGACCAAATGGGGGCCTAATGAAACTCCTACCGGGTGAACATCATCACCCATCGACCTGATCGAACTGAAATATAAAGAACTTTTAATAGGTCCAATTTCAGGGAGTGGTACAAGACCAGGTCGGTAGCCAAATTTAATTATTCGAAGACGTTCACGGGACTGCTTTGAAAAGAAGCAGTCTGATAAGCAGCAGTAGAGTTCATATGTATATGATACAAAGATGCAAGTCTCTTTGTATGCAATTCTTCATAATGCATATTAATAGGACTATTGGCATCAGTATTATAAGCTAGGGAATTAGCTACAGAATTAATGTTGGAAAGAGTCGAGTTCCAACCAGATTCTTCATTAAACATCAAGGGAACACTGATTTTTGAAATTAGGAGAGATTGTAAAAGCTTCTTGTTAACCCTGAAACATTCCCGGTCAATAATTACTTGAGGAAGTTCATTCATTCCATCTTCATCTTCTTCTCCATTTTGTCCAACATAATCACCTAACTCAAAATCATACTGATAAAAAGTTGAAGTATGAACAATAGTACATTTTAAAGTAACATAATTAGAATTCTTCATTTTTGTATTCAGAATTTCGGGACGGATATCCTTATCTACATCATGATCAAGAGGATCTTCAACAAAAACATCATATTTTTCCATTGTAATATCATTCTTATGTTTTGGAACTTTCCTATAGACCTTTCGGGTTCTAGGAACACCAATTCTACATAAGTATATTAAACAAAGGTAATAGATAAGGAAAAAGGCAACCAAAGTTAGTTTCCAATTGATAAGTGACAACGTCATAACATAATAACAAAATTTAACAAAGGCAGTTAAGGGCACCGCCTGACTCAAAGCCAAAGGATAATTGTAGGAGTAAGAATCTTCAACATCTTCATCTATCCATCTGAATTCATACAAATAATCATCAGGATTTCTTAAGAACTTCTTCTTACCATGCTCGTCTTTTGTGAAGTGAACTGTAAAAGCAAGATTTTCTGCAACTTCTTCACGACGGTTATTATTCAATTCAACAGGCTCGGGGGCAGGTTCAGCAATTCTCTCTCTTTCAATTGCTAATTGTTCTTGGACGATACGGGCAATATCATTCATATTCTGATTTCGGCCTCGGCGAAGTCTTGGTTGGTATCTGGCTTCGTCTCGTCTAGGAGCACGACGATCTTCAAAATGAACATGTCGTTCAGGGCGATTGTTATTATTGTTGTTGTCATTATCAGCACCACAATAATCTCGAAAGGAAACATAAAATAGGGCATCATCATCCTGTAATCCTTCTAAAGAATTTACAACATAATGGTCAACTCTATTTGTGAAAAAGACATCATTCCCAATAAGATTCGAGAAAGCACGAACCGTCTGGTGGAATGTGTAAGTAATGGGGACGCAGATGATATTATAAAAGCCAACATAATAATGAATATGTTGATCAAGCTCCATGTAGTGTCGTAAAAAGAAACTCTTCATGGTAGTTCGGGCATCAAAATCACCTTGTAAGATCCTACACTCTCTCCAGTCAAGAAGAGTGCCTACGTCCATATCAAAAGCACAACACAGCAGGCCACTTTCTAATAAGCTGGCATCACTTTCAGGATAGATTCTAACTCTGAAAGGTTGTGAAAAGTCAAGAAAAGGTTCACTACCTTCAACAACGGTAGTTCCATCAAAACAGATCAAAGGCTTCTGAGGGGTAAGTTTATTATACTGGTGCCCTCCAGTTGATTTATTATACTGGTCTTCTCCAGTTCCTTGAACAATTTGAGCATTTAAATCCATGACATGTGGCTTTATGGAATTTCACCTTCAAGGGCCAATTAAGGCAGGAGATTACGTTTGAATAAGCTCCGGGGTTAATTAGATTCACCTACCTTTCGGAATCAAATTTACGATCGCTCATGTACATCGAGCCAGATAGGGTATTACCTCATGTATGCCTACCTGAAATAACTCTTCGCACAAGTCTAGTTTCCACTAATTAACCTGGGGACCAGAGTGGGATCTCGGTGCTACCAATGGGCAGACCACTCTGGTTGTTTGGCATTTGTAAGAGCAAAAAGCGAGCTCTG